AGGATCCTAAACAGGATCCAAAATCCCAAAGCTGGGACCCTAACGGCCCCTACGGGGCCGAACGCCCTGGGCCCTTCGGGCCTCACCGGGCGGTCACACAGCGACAACAAAAAGGATGGGGTCAAAAGACCCCACCCATACAAACAAAGGTCTACGACCAACTAGGACTGAACCGCTGCCGCGCTCGCCGGGGTTCCCCCGCCCAGGTCCACAGCCGCCACAGGCGGCACAGGCTCGTCCTTACGGATCAAGCCCAACTCGATGGCATCCTCCCGCCCTTCGGGACTCTGGATGCCCTCCAAGAACAGCGCAGGGCTGTTCCCATACCGCTCCCGCATAGACGCGGGAAGCGAACCAAAATACTCCTGAAGCGCATGAGCGCGGTTCAGGGACTCCTGATAGTCCGAGAACTCGGACACATCCAGGTACACCCCGTCACGGAACGGGGGCAACTGACCCGTCTTTTGATACCGAGCCACGATCAAATTGATATCGCACTGCTTCGCCTGGCTCTGATCGGTCAACACCTCGTCAGAAGAACAATCCACCACGGGGTCTGCAGGGCCCTGATGGCCCAAACGACGTAGGACATGAGACACGCGCCCTCCTAAGGAACGAGACCGGGAACCCGCTTAATCGCGGGGCTCTTAAACAATCCAGTGCCGCCAGGCGCACCGGAAAACAAACCACCGATACCGGGGACATACCGCATTAACGGCCCAAGCGACTCGATGATAGCTCGGATATAAGGCATCGACGTACCAGCAGGGCTCTTCCAAAAATCCGCCATCGCCTTCGACTCGGCCTCCTGATTCGCCAAAATACGACCCTGCACCCGAGCATTGCCCTGGTCAATCCCCTGACCAGTAACTCGAGACTTCGACTCCGCGATACCCTGAGACACACTGTCCGACTGATTCTTCATGAGGGACATCTCCGCCTTCAAACGCTGGCCCTGACGGGCCGTAGAAATCGCCGGAGAAATGAGATCCTGCCCCTGAAAGGAGGCACCACCTGGGGAGGAGGCACCGCCTCCCCCCGCCGAAAGAATCGGGTTCAACCCCGCTTTCTTCAAGTCCGCCACCTCGCGCTGATGCGCGGTACTGGACATCCTCTCCTGAAAAGCCATCTGGTCACGAGCCGACTTCGCCGACGTAACCTGGGAGAGAAGCCCCCCTGCAAAACTACCGAGACCACCCGAGATATTGCCGAACGCCGTCAAAGCGTTCCCAACATCCTTAATAGGGTTGCCGTCCATCAGAAATGGTCCATCTGACCCGGCACCGCATACAGCGGCATCGGACGAGCACACACGTACTCAGCATACGTGTCCACGATGAAATGAGGCTCCGACGGCACCGCAATCACGCGGTCAATCGGCGGATCCTCAACAATGAACGTCGCCCCGAGAACAGGCAACGTCACAAACTTCTGCGCCAAGTGCCACACATCCAGCGGAGTGGTCACCTGCGAACGAAACAGACCCGTCACCAGCGACGGCTTATAGCGGTACTCAGCATACCGCTCCTGATAACCAAACACCCCCTGATCCTGACCGGCCGCGGACCCCGGCACATTCTGGAACCACACCTCCTGGTTCAGCACCGTCTGCTCCCCCAAATTCGCCAGCGGGGGAGTATACAGATCCAACTTGGTGCGCCGCGTCCACTTGCGATCCAGATTCTGCTGATAGGTCATATCAGCCCGCACGGAGAGGTAACCAATCAACACCCCGTGCTCCGTAAACGACTTGGCGAACCCGTGGTTCGACCAGGCAATGGTACCCATGCCCGCCAGGTTCCCCTGGGGAGTCTGAGTCGGAGACGGAGTCTCACTCCTCGAGGTCTGCGCCACCGGCGAGACCGTAACCTGGGTGGAACTCCCCCCCAGATATTCCGGCCGCTGCAAACGAGCATCCGGCGAGGTAACGTCGAAGACCTCCTTCACCCACTCGGTATACCGAGTCCCCCCCCGCGCTTCGCGCTCCAACAGCCGCTGAACAGCAACGGCCTGACGCAACTGGTTGATGGTCCCAAGACCACCCGCCAAATTCGCAATCAAATGCGGGTTGTCCCAAACAATCGTCTGCGTAGCCGTCCAATTACCAGAGCCGGCGGCCATCTCAATAGGAGACGCTGCAGCCGACGCCGTCGGACGCATAATCTTCCCAGAGGGAGTACCGCCCGACGCCTTAAACGTCGGCGCAAACCCATCACCAAGAACCGTCGCATTACCCGCGACATCCAACGTCGGGATACTCACCGCCGGGCCCTTCTGAGGCCACGGCAACGCCGACGTGATATAATCGTGACGCTTACCGCGACGCTTCAACTGATAGGTAGCGGGCGTATCGGGACCGTCCCCCAACGGGACGGCAACCTTCGGCTGAAGGTTCTGATCCCGAAACCACTCATTGTAAATGAGCGCGTCGGCACGGTTGAACCACGCGTTCACGTACAGGTAAGGAGTGATCGAACCACTCACGAGCGGAAGACCGAAATAGTCCCAGATCGTCCCCACCGCAGCAGAGCCAAGCTCCGTCGAAGTCAGGGGCCCCACCTGGGGAATCAGGTAATCCGTCGAACTCGAGGGGGTATCCTGAGCCCCCATGAAACGTTCGAAATTGTCCCACAGCAACCGCAAAGGGACGAAAAAGAAGAACGTATCGAGGTACATGTTATCCATGATCGGCTTAATAGGCGTGGACAGACGCGCAAAGCCAGACACCCGATACTTCATCGTATCACCGGGAAGAACTTCATCGGTGAAAAAGGGGATGAGCCAACCGGCATCGATCGTCCCCTTCCATCCATGCGACCGAGGAATCACGGACCGCTGACCCCCCACACGGGGAACCTGAGCAAACTTGCTCTGACCTGCACTAGCAGACGGCATCTTCATGCACTACGCTCCGCGTAAGAGGTTCCCAGACCGAGCGCCACAGGCTCGGAGACCAGAGAACCATTCCCCTGGTCAAAGGAGCCGAGCTCCCACAACTCAAAATCCGCCGGATACTTGCCGAGATCAGACTCCTGATTCTGGCAGGCCGACGAGAACATACGGATAGCAACACCACGCGACAACGCGCCGAAGGGGGGGGTCGTAAACGCCCCAGCCTTCAGATCCTTCACGCCATAAAGAAAGAGATTCACTTGAGCTCCCGAGTAAAAGTAGACAACCGCTGATGTAGGATTACACCAGACGCAAGACGAGAGTACCGACTATTCGTCGGTCTCTCCACCTCTGACAGCTTCGCCTTCAGAATCTCGTCCGAAACCAGATCGGACTCCGCCAAAAGCTTCCGATACGACCGAGGAATTCCTGAGAGGGAACCCCGTACTACGACTCCACCCCTCGAAGAGGTCTCCCTGCCGTAACGACGCCACCACTCGGCGCCGATCCCCGGACGCCTGGACATCGTCAGATACTCGTCGGTGACCCCGGCAGACGCCTTCTTCATTACGTACCGTGCGACATAGGCCGCACTTTCGAAAGTAACGGACCCGATCTCCGACCTTCCGTAAGGCCATAGGGCCTCCAAAATAGGGGACCGCCACACGGGATACCCGTCCCGTTCGCCCAGGCTAACACGATCCGGAAACTCAAATCCAAAAAGTAGAGCGTGATAATGAGGCCGACCATAGGTGGCTCCATATTCACCGCAGTGAAAAAACCGGATGCCTGGCACCATGCCATCCGGCCACGGCTTATGTACCATGCGCCGATTCAACACAAACCGCTTGCGGAGGCGCTTCATGAAATCCTGAAAGTCCTCCAACGCCAGCGAACCAGCTCGCAGATGCTCGACACGACCGTTGACCAAACGATAGCGCTCCCGAGGGAGATGCTCATCGTCATAGGTCAACGTCACCATGCAATTAGCGTCGTGACACTCCGCCTCATGCATACAGCGCACCGCCCATTGGCGAGAGCGCTCCAATAGGCACCATTCACAGGTGCCACACGGCAAGAGCACATATTCATAATCGGGGGTCGCCTCCGGAAACGGATCAAGCACATCCCCCTTGAACTTGCCGAGAAAAAAGAACGGACGCTTACGCAGTAACTGCCGTTCACCTAGCCACATCCCTACGGACGGGACTAGACAGGGCATTAGAGCCTAATGCCCCCACGCATCGCACCAGAATGAAAATTCTTGCGATGCACACGTTCCGCACCAGCGCGGAACACAGACCGAGAGTGACTACGGCTCATCTTCGATCGCCTCACATATCCTCCTCGAGTAGAGTCTCTTCAAGTACCCTGGGAACCACACGCACGGTAGCGCGCGCGCGCCGTCCAGTCAACTACCACGACTCAATACAGGAGTATGCAAGACCTTGCACTAATCCACTCTCTGTCAAAAAAACTGACACTAAGGTGTCAGTAAGCACACTTAGAACAAGGGAAACAGTGTGCGACCCTCGACCTAGCAACGCTGTCGAGGAAAAAACCCCTCGACAGCTTGACGCGGTCGAGGGTAGGTAAAACGACTAAGGGCCCCCTAGAGGGCCCAAAGTCTCCTAATGGCTCCCAACGGGAGCCTACACCGGCTTCGACGCCTCAGGCGCCTTCACCGGATCAACAACCAACACCGGCCCAGGGGCCGGAGGCTCATCCTTACGGATCAAGCCCAACTCCACGGCATCATCATACCCTTCCGGGGTCTGAATGCCATGCAAGAACAGCGCAGGGCTATTCCCATACCGCTCCCGCATCTTCGCGGGAAGCGAACCAAAATACTCCTCAAGCGCATGAGCGCGATTCAGGGACTCCTGATAGTCCGAGAATTCGGACACATCCAGGTAGGCCCCCTCACGGAACGGGGGCAACTGACCCGTTTTCTGATACCGAGCGACGATCAAATTGATATCGCACTGCTGCGCCTGGCTCTGATCGGTCAACACCTCGTCAGAAGAACAATCCACCACGGGGTCAGCAGGGCCCTGATGGCCCAAACGACGCAGGACATGAGACACCTCAACCTCCGGGAACGAGACCAGGAACCCGCTTTACAGCGGGCATCTTAGGCGCGGCAGAACCACCGCCGCCGCCAGAGAACATACCACCGATACCGGGCACAAACCGCATAAGCGGACCAATCGACTCGATCAGAGCCCGCACATACGGCATAGCAGAGCCGACCGGGCTCCTCCAAAACTTCGCCATAGCCTGAGACTCCGCAAGCTGGGCATTCAGAATATCGCCCTGCTTGCGCGCATTACCCTGGTCGATCCCCTGACCAGTCACACGGGACTTCGACTCCGCAATACCCTGAAGAACACTCGACGACTGATTCCGCATGAGATCCATCTCCGACTTCATGCGGAGCCCCTGACGGGCCGTCGAGATCGCAGGGGAAATGATATCCTGCCCCTGAAAGGAGGCACCACCTGGGGAGGAGGCACCGCCTCCCCCCGCCGCAAGGATCGGATTCAGACCCGCCTTACGCATATCCACCACACCGCGCTGAAACGCGGTACTGGACATCCTCTCCTGAAAAGCCATCTGGTCACGCGCCGACTTCGCCGAAGTGACCTGGGAGAGGAGCCCCCCTGCAAAACTACCGAGACCACCGGAGATGTTACCGAACGCCGTCAGAGCGTTCCCGACATCCTTAATAGGATTCCCGTCCATCAGAAGTGGTCCATCTGACCCGGCACCGCATACAGCGGCATCGGACGAGCACACACGTACTCAGCATACGTGTCAACAATAAAATGAGGCTCCGACGGCACCGCAATCACGCGGTCAATCGGCGGATCCTCCACAATGAACGTCGCTCCCAACACCGGGAGCGTCACAAACTTCTGCGCCAAGTGCCACACATCCAGCGGAGTGGTCACCTGCGACCGAAACAGACCCGTCACGAGCGACGGCTTATAACGATACTCGGCATAGCGTTCCTGATAGCCGAACACCCCCTGATCCTGGCCGGCCGCAGAGCCCGGCACATTCTGGAACCACACCTCCTGGTTCAGCACCGTCTGCTCCCCCAAATTCGCCAGCGGGGGAG